TTACCAACTTTAAATATTCATCTCCTAAGTCTGATTTTTGGACATATTTCACTGTAACATATTCTTCCCAATCATCTATTTTATAAGAAAGTAAGTACATTTCCCCGTAGAATATGGAATCTAAAGGAATTTCTTTATATAATACCATATCCCCAGATTTTAGGAGCGGATACATGCTGTCTCCTGTAATAGAAATAGCTCCGTCACACTTAGGCAGGTGCGGTATCTTTATGGTGTCCAGTATCTGTACAGCAGACTTACCGCCAGAGAATAACTCCTGAAGCCCTGCTGTAGCCTCTAAATCATACAGGGGCACCTCCTGTATCTCATGTATGGAGTCCGTAGTCCTTCTATTGGTTGGGAGATTTTCTATGATATACAGATTGTCTTCATTTGATGGTGTTTTTTTTACTTTTGGTTTTTCATCATTTTCTCCATCGTTTTTCCCATCGTTTTTTTTGATGGTATTTTTTTCACTTTTGGTATTTAACATTTCTCCCTCTCCAGTAAGTAACCAAAAAGGATTTATTTCTGGATATTTAGTAATAATTCTTTCTATTACATCTGAGCCTAATGCTTGATTTTTTGCTTTTCCTTTGAAATTTCCATAAGTAACTCCTAAATCATCAAAAAATTTCTCCTTTGCAAGTCCCTTTAAATCAGTATAATATAATATCCTTTCTTTAATATTGGTAATTTTTCTTTCCATTTATTTGCTTATTAGAAATAATTATTACTATATTTGCATTGTAATTAAAAGCAAAGGTATGAATAAAAATAAGACACTTGCGGAAAAACTAAAAAATAAATTTCCGTCGTATGTAGAAATCGCTAAAAAATATGATACCCACCCAAACTATGTAGGGGATATAGCGAGGGGAATCCGAAAACCTATAAGAGGCAAAGGTTTAAAAATCAAGAAAGAGTTAGAAGAATTAGTAAAATAAATAGATATGAAAAAGTTAATCCACAAAATCCTTTGTATAAAGGTGTCCAGAGTTATCAGATTTTGGAATGACCCAGAGAACTCCATAGCGGTGCAGTCACTCTACCTATTTGGGCAAAGGCTCTGTGATGTAGGCACCCGTAGGGCTACCAAAAGAGAATTTATGAAGTCTTTAAATTATTATTAAAATGAAAATAAAAATAAACAAATTAATTGGAAAATTAGAAATCCACTGCCATGGAGAGAAGAGAGTAAATACTTCTGATATAGAAGAGCAAATCAAGGAAGCTCTTTTAAATGTTGTAAATAAATCAACTCCCCAAAAAGAAGAATGCGACAGAAAAATTGTCATAGAACAGGATTTCTTCACTCAAAAAGAAGGAGCTATCAGAAAAATAGAGACTATCCGCACAAAAGTAACAGAAAATGGAGTACTTATTCTGGAACAAGAACAATCAGCGGAATGCTATATGAAATCAGATTTAAAGAAAGCAATTGACTGTCTAACGAGAGGGCATAATAGCTCCAAGGCAAGTAGCAATGTTAGCAGCAATAGTAGTGAATGTTAGTGCTCTTTCTGGAAAATCTTTGGATAACTGCTCTACTTCAAGGGCTAGTTTTTCAAGGGTAAGTTTTAGAGTTTCTTCTTGAACAAAAAATCCGCCACGATTTCTGAAGTCCAAAGCCTCTAAATGAACAGCAAAATAAATTTCAGAACTATGTCTGCGAGCATTAAGGTCTGAAATAAATCCCAACCGCTGAAATTGTCGCAAAACAGCATTGAGTTCATCAAAGGTCATTTCTAAATCATCAAGTAATGGATTTAAAGACACTCCTAATAAACTTTCAAAATCATTAGCATCACAAAGAGCATTTAATAATTCATCTTTTTTTAAAGGTGTAATCATAATCACTAAAATTTAAAGTTTGAGACCACAAATTTAGTGATTTTCTCCCGAAGGGCATACACTGGGGTTCGAGTCCCCAGCGGGAACAAAGAAATATTTTCAAATTAAATAAAATGAACTTACAACCCACAGACATTATCATACGAAAAACCGACGGCACAGAGACGCTCTGGCTCTCCCAGCGCCTCGTGATGGAAGTCTGTGGGATTTCAGAAAGTTATTTTGAAAAAGCAGTTAGAGACCGCTACAAAAAAAGTGTCCGTTCCTGTGACTTGGCAAAGAGCAAGGAGTTTTTACCCGACAGCGGTAAGGCATGGAGATGGGCAAGAACGAGCAACGGTTTCTACTACTGCCTAGACAATATCCCAGATAGAGCACCGAAGCACTACCGCTCTATGTTTGGGACAGCAGAGGAGCTGAAAGGGGCTTTAAAGGGGCTTGAAAACACCTCTAAAAAGGCTTTGAGCGAAAATATAAAAGATATGATAAAACAGCAGGTAAAGGCAATGGTAAATCTGGATGATGCCAGATACTATGAATACGACGCACCTGTGCTGTTTAATCCTAAGAAAGCCAAAGAATTAGCCAAGGCTAAGGCGTGGATTTCTTATATCAAAGAAAATTATGAAAACGGCGGTTATAAAAACTTGGGACTGCTAAGGAAACAGGATTTTTTGGCTGTCTGCACGGATATTTTAGCGGAAATGCAGCTGGAGGGATTGAAAGTGAATAATTCGGCCTATTTAAGAAGAAAAACGGAGAATTTCCCAGCAGACCTGCTCAACCAGAGGGATTACCTTATCAATGAGCGATATGACAATGATAACGCCCGAAAGGTAGGCAAATATCCATTGGTAGATACGGAAACAGGCGAGATTTTTAAGTTTGATGCTCACGAAGCCATCATGTATAATGCTTATATGAATCCTTTTGGGAGCAGTAAGGAAGCGATAAGACAGCTTTATGTAAATATCTACAGTGAGGCAATAAGAGAATTTGGCTTTGAGCCTATTGCTTACCGAACATTCTGTGACCATCTGACGAGATTTCATAAACATATGCTGATGGCCAAAGAGAGACACGGCAAAGACTACTTCAGAAAGCAGTTTTTGACCTATGTGCCACAGAAAAAACTGCAGTATTCGCATTCATTATTTGCGGGAGATGGTTCGGGAACCATCAACTACAAATATTATGGTAAGAAAAACGAACTAAAAACCATGAAGCTGTATGTGTTGCTGATTTCTGATGTAGCCAGCAGAAAAATAGTAGGCTGGTCTGTAGCAGAGAAAGGCTCACACAAGGAAACCCCCGAAATGGTAAGAGAGGCGGTAAAAATGGCAGTGAAGAACTGTAACTATCAAACGATGTTTGAGTTCATCAGTGATAACCACGGAGCCTTTACTGACAGCAATAGTGAAGCCTTTTTGGGAATGGTCTTTAACAAAGTAAGAACGATAGAAGCAGGTAACTCACAAGCCAACCCAGCGGAAACAGAGTTTAGATTATTTAAACAGTCTTTAAAGGGACTTTCTAACTATGGTTCCACCTCTTGGGACGCAGGAATAGAGGGACGGTCTAATCCGGACTATTTCAATGTAAAAGATTTGCCCACTTATGAAGAAGCCATAGAGCAGTTTTCGGAAATCGTGGAGAGATGGAATGCGGGAAAACTACGAGACGGAAGTACGCCTAATGAACGCTTTGAGCATAAAAACCCGAAATGTACAGATATAGACAGCCGAATAATCAGAAGGATATATGGCAACCATACCCAAGCAGATATAAGTTATATGCGGGGATTTGTGAAAGTAGAAAAGACCAGAGGCTATGAATACAGGGAATCCTACTTGTTTGAAATTCCTGACTATTGGGGAGATGGCGGAGAAATGATAGCCAAAGCAACAGGATATAAGAAAAATGCCTCTGTAAAGATAGTATGGACAGAAGAAATGGCAGACCTCTATACACTGGATGACAAATTCATTATGAGCTGTCCACCTGCTGTTTTAGCGTCTTCTTCTCATGCGGAGGCGGATGAAGAAAGCCTAAAAGCTCTGGGACACCATAAAAAACGAAAAGAGCAGATGGAATATGCAACAGATGAGTTCCTAAGCAATTTAACAGATATATGGAGTGAGCTTCCGTATGAACACCAGATGAAAGCTGGGGGAAGCAAGGAAAGCTACAATGAAAAAATGATAGAGGCGGAAAACAGCCAGCAGAAAGCTAAAAGTAAGAAAAGCCTCAAAAAGATAAAAGCAGATAGAGATTTTGAATTTTAACTAAACAATTATAGATATGATACTAAACGAATACCAAAAAACTACGGAAATCCCTGAAGCTCTCCGAAGATATATGGAGGAAACAGGGCATACACAGGCGGATATCAGCCGTGTAAGCGGTGTGGGTGCTTCTTATCTGAACCACATAGCACAGGGGAAAATGATAGTTTCCAATAAAAATGGAGGTTCCGAAATCAAGGACAAATACTATCTAATGCTGTGTGAGGCTATCCAATACCCTCTAAAACAAGAAGTATGGAGACATTTTAATACTTACAATTTCAAGCAGAGCATCAACAGGATAAAATCTGCAAGAATTGAGAAGCTGAGATTTACCATAGATGGTGACACAGGCGCAGGAAAAACCCATGCATGCAGGGAATACCAAAAGAAATATCCCAAAGAAACCTATATAGTAACCTGCTCTGCAATAGAGAACTCTAAGGAATTTGCCAAAAACATCGCAGAAGCAGTGGATGTATCTACCATCGGTACAGCAGGAACAATCATCAAAGAAGTGATAAAAAAACTGACAAAACAATGTGACAATGCCCTGCTTATCATAGATGAAGCCGAGCATATTGAGAAAAAAAGCGGATATATCAACATTATAAAAGCCCTTGCTGATGGGCTGGAAAACAAAGTGGCATTCGGGCTGGTGGGAATGGATATTAACAAAATTCTTCAAAATGGCTACGAAAGAAACAAACAGAATTTCAGACAGACTGCCCGCCGTTTCAATCTTCGGGAAAAGTTTGACAATGATATTACAGAGGATATAGAAAACATTTGTGAAGATTTGGGAATAACCTCTAAAAACGCTCAAAACTGGCTTAAAAACAGAATTAAAAACTTTGGGGATTTAGAAATTATCATCAAAGAAGCCTTTAAAGAAGCTGAAAAAACCAATGAACCGATAACAGATAAACTACTTAAAACATTAGAACTATGATAGATATAGATTTTATTAACATTTTAAGATTGGACAGCTGTTTTAAATTCCTTTCTCTACAAGAAAGAATACACCTACATCAAGGAGGAATGAGCGAGAGGTATTTCAGTGAGCTTCCAAAGAGTATAAGGGATAAGATAACCAAGATGGATGCTGTTTTGAAGATGTTAGATTGGGAAGTACCAGGATTCTCCCATTTGAGAGAAGATGAAGACGCACACAGATACTGGGTTTTCAAAAGTAAAAAAGGAGAACTTTCCACTGCGGAATATGCTAAGATGTATCAAGAAAAATTTAATCAATTTAAACAGATGATATGAGAGGTTTTACCAAGAAACAGAACAACCAGCGGTACTATCTGCACAGAAAAGTAAGACAGAAAAACACTGCAAAACTGGATGTGAAACAAAGAACGCTATTCGTACCGATGGACTTTCAGCCAGATGACCACAAACACGAATATAAACTCGCCAAAGTATTTGGATATGTACTACAAACGGAATTTAATTAAAAACAAAAAGATATGACAGAACTATTTGAGCCGAATTTAGAAGAAATAGAGGCAATGATAAAAGAGACCGAGGCACGGATGGAAGATGCCGAAAGCCTTGCCGAATGGAAAGAGTTACAACACCAGCTGGATGAATTATTAGAAAAACAAAAAGAACTACTAGAAAAATAAAGAGATATGAAAAAACAGAATGAGGATTTTGCAATAATCCACAACACACCGAAAGGACAAGTATTGATAACTAGAGAACCTAAAGATGAACGCGAAATTATCACTATTTGGGTAAGATTGGAGGATATAGGAATGGCAAAATTCAAAACGACCATAAAAGATGAAGATTTAGCTGACAGAGCCTTTGAAAAGTATAAAGACTACGAAGTGACTAAAACAGCAATCAATAGTGTATTAAACCAAGAATATTTATAAAAATAAAAGAGATGACAACATTTATGATTTTATTATTAGCCCACGCTGTTTATATCTTAAAATTGTTTGATATATTCAGAAAAGAAAGTACTCTTTTAATAGCTTTAATAGGTTTTTTGTTAAGTGCTGTTTGCTGGCGACAAGATATAATGTGGGGAATAATTACCCTTACTTATACTTCATTCATATCTATTCTATTGATAACCCTTTATTATGATGATATCGATGATTTATAGAATGCTCGCAATCGTAGTGATAGCAATCCTGCTCCAGAGCTGCAAGACATCAGACCCATATAAAAACTTTAAAAAAGAAATTAGAACAAAAAAAATAAAAGATTATGACAACGATAGAAGAATTACTAAAAAAGCCCATTACAGAACTTTCCAGCACAGAGTTAAAGCAGGTAATGGCACACAAGAAGAAAGAAGAATTTGAGGCAGAACAAGCCCGAAAGGAAGAAATCGACAAAGAAACTGATTTACTGGTAAATGCCATTGTTGGAGAATACCGCCAGAAAAGTGAGGATTTGCGGATTTGGAAAGACTTACAAATAGAGGCTATTCTGAATAATCAAAAAAGAATGTATGAAAGTTTAGGAAGCGAACCAAAAGAAAGCAAAACAATCACTTACAAAACAAGAGATGGTAAACAGAAAGTAGTTTTGGAATATGCTGATAAACTTGGATTTAACAATGAGGCAATAGTGCATATTGATAAAATAAAAGAGATTATCAAACAAGAATTTAAGGATACCAACCCTAAATTATTTGGTTTTGTAGAAAGTATTTTAGTGAAAAATAGTGCAGGAGATTACGACCCTCAACTCTTGACCAAAGCTAGAAAAGAGGCAGAAAAACTAGACAATCCGCAAGAGATTTTAGAAGAATTTGATAAGTTGGAAAAATGCAAAGTAGTAGAAGGAACTTCCCGATATGTAAGAGCCTACGAAAAAGACAAAAACAATAAATGGCAGGGAATAACACTTAATTTTTCAGCGCTTTAAATAACCTTTAAAACTAATTTAAAATGACAATAGGACAGAGAAGATGTGGGTTGAGAAACAGAGAAATGGAGCCGATGATAGTAGAGACCACAAGGAAGCGTATCGCAGAAATCATAGACGGGCTGGAACAACAGAGGGGCGATAAAAACACCGCTCCAGCAAGCGGAGAAAAGCAAAGGCTTATTTCCCTTGCGCAGACAAAATTAGAGGAGGCGTGTATGTTTGCTGTAAAAGCTATGTATGCTGAGTAATCCTCAAAACCCTTCCGCACAGGCAGGCACCGATGTTCGAGCCATCGGGCGGAACAAAAGATAATTTTAAGAAAAAATTAAAGTGTAAAATGACAAAGAAACAAATTATTGAGCTGATATTAAATACAGCAGGTTTTGAATTAAAAGAATATGAAATTATTAGAGCAGGTTCATTAACAGGATATGAAGGAACGGCTTATGATGGAAAAGGAGGGTTTATAGATTTCGCAACAGACTCATTTGAAGATGCAATAAGAGAAATATTAGAAGATATCTATAATACCAAAAATGTTGAATTTAATACAATATTAAAGTAATGGAAATCCTAAAAATGTTTGCCCTTGTGGTATTGCAGAATGCGAGTTTTACCCTTGTGAGCAGGGCAAGAAACAGCAGCAGCTTGATGTATCACACTATTGCCAGTGTGCTGAGTAACGGAGTCTGGCTCCTTGTGATTAGAAAGGTAGTACAGAATTTTGACAGTATAGATATGATGCTTACTTATCTTGTAGGCTCAGTTGTCGGAAGTGTTTTAATGCACTATGTATCAATGAAATATTTTGAAAATAATAATAAAAAATAAAGAAAAATGGCAACACTTAATGAACTGAAAATGCTTTTTTCTAATCGTTCGGTATCTGATGTAGCAATAGAAATCAGCGGATTTACAGGTTTTAGAACTACACTTATAGATGAACTTACACAGGAAGAAATCAATAAGCTTTACAGAATACATACTGCTAAATTTATTGATAATGAAGCTGAAAAAAGATATTGGATAAGCTGTATCTTGTCTATTGCTACCAAAGAAGGTCTGCATTATCCTGTAATGATAGAGAAAAACGGCAGAATGATACAGGATGACTGGCATAAATTCAATACTTGGATGCTGACAAAAAGTACAGTACATAAATTACTTTTTTTGTGCAGTCTAGAAGAATTGAAAGCAGTACACCAGCAACTCTGCAAACTTAGAGACAATAACGAAAAATCATCACAAAAACCATTTAATAAAGCTTGGATGAGAAAGGCAATTAGAAATAAAAATTTGAACTAATATGATAAATACAATTAAAATTAAGGTAGATTACAATCAACTGTGTGTTATCAATTCTCTAATGCAGGAACTTGATAACATCAAGTTTGAAGAACAACCGCAACATTTGAAAAGCATCGTAGCGATTTGTTTAGAGCTTAGAGAAAAACTCCTGCATAAGGCTATCAATTCACGAAATAATAAAAAGCCTTTTAATTTTACTATGAAGTATTATTTTGCAGATGCTCTTTACCGCTATCTTACAGAATATTCTATTTATTGGCAGGTTGCCTCTGGAAGTTATGAAGAAAACGCATTTTTAATCATCAGAAATCAGTTGCATCAACAATTATTATAAAAATGGAAAGTATTTATAAGATAGAAGCCAAAAAGCCCAGCGGGCGGTATGTTTTAGCAGTCTACCACAATCAAGTTTTAAGAGAAATAAAGTTTTATGGGGAAGGCTGGACAGATGTAATGATAAAGGGAATGTTTAGTCTGGTAGCTGTTACAGAAGATTTAGCCAAAACCACAGAAGAAAGCAAAGTTATTTATACTAAAATCTGACGATTATACTTATTACTTTTTTTTCAAAAATGCCAATTTGTAAAAGAATTGGCGTTTTTTTATTTTTGCATTATGCAGAAGATAAAACAACCCAAACGCCTTTCTACACAGCGCCACTATGAAGCTGTCCGTACAGAATACCGCCGTCTTTCGGAGGTTATGGAGTACGGAAAGCCCAAGTACAGTACAGAGCGTATTTTAGCGGAATTAGCACATCGTTTTTTCAAATCTGAAAAGACAATAGAGAATATAGTGTTTAACAGGGTTTAAGGGATTAAAACAAATTTGTTGTCTCCCATATCATTTACCAATTGTGCTGTCACTACTCTTTCCTCCATTTCTTTCATTGCTCCTGTATCCTGCATAATACAGCTGAAAGAAATTCGGTACAGATTTCCAGCACCTCCTGTATCTTCTGGAGCAAAACCAATTCTTCTCATGGCTGAAAAATTCTTACCGCTCAATCCATGAAAGGTGGTATGTAGTTCATCCATTGAGTGTAAAAATTCTAATGCTGATTCTTGATTGAAGGCTCCATTATAGGTATCAGCAAAGGTTTCGTAAAATAGATAAAAATCTACCTGTAAATTGATTTCTTGCTGCAACATCCCCAAATCCTGCGTTCCTAATGTTCTAAAAGAAAGAAATACGGCAGGGGTTCTAAATGGATGTTCATCTTGCAGGAAATTCACCTGATTGTGCCAAAGGTCTATCCAGAGAATTTCCGGCATTTTATCCTGTAAAATTTCTGTCAGTTCTTTATAAAGGTTTGTCCAGTTTTCCATAATTATTGATTAGGCATTTTTTTGAATTTCTCAAATATTATTCTTTTTAGTTCTTTGTCTAAGTTAGACATCAGTGCAGCACTTTCCCCCATAAACTTTCTTTGAGGAAATTTTAAGGTAATACTGTCTTTCTTGGTAAGAGCCATGTATTTCCATTTATTATCATTTGTTTTTTTAAACATTGCCCAGAAATATTTTCTCATTCTTTGAGTAACAGGGACATGAATTATTCCGCCCTCATTATGGATTTTAGCATAAGGAGCGTAGGAACCGAAGGTAATATAATTACTGCCTTTATCGGCTGTTTCTATACTGTCTTTAAGAAATCCCGTAGCATTGAGCAGTTTTCCTCCTGGCCTGTAATCAGGAGAAACTCTATCATCCCATTTTTGGAAATTCCTGTCAGTGAATCCGCCTTTATCAAAAGAGCTTTTAAAAAAGGCTATGGCTTCTACCTCTGAGACAATATAAATAGCTTCGGTAACTTCCTTTGCTAATTTCTTGAAATCAGGGACTTTAAAATCATTTTTAGACATCTTTAAATAAAATTTAAAGGTTATTTATTTGCATTTTAAAAACTTTTGTATATTTGCATTGCGGGAGGCGAGAAATCTCCTACCGCTACCACAACAAATCCCTGACTTTGGTTAGGGATTTGTTGATTTTAGACTTTCCAATTTTTTAATAATGGAAATATAATCGTCTAATAATTCATCTTTTGTAAAGGAAATAGCCTTGTTTCCATTGACAAAATAGATTTCGTGTAACCAGTCTTTATCCTTAAAATTCATTATTTTGCCTTTTAAATTTTTAGTAATTTCATTCGCTTTCCAATCCTTAAAATTAGTAACATCATATACAATACTATGGTTTCCTTGTTTTTTAGCTGTTTCTAAATTACTTTTAATACTAGTGTATGATGACACTTCTTTTCGGTCAGCAATTTTTCCGTTTATTTCATATTCTGGGTTTTTGTGTCCTTTTACAATATTACTATCAATATGCGCCCTAATTTTCACATCCGTTTTTAATTTATCGACAATAACCATGGCAGTTTCTACATTGCTTACCAAGTCATTTTCATCAGCAAAAGGACTAACAAATACCTTTTTCTTATATTTTCCATGATAAGCAGTGTCCATAGGCATGTTGTATTTCATCAGTTCGGCATTTATTTTGGCTTTGTGGTCTTTATTAAGCAGTTTGAAAAAAGAGCCTTTAGAGGTGAAAATTTCTTCATCTACAGCAACATTTCCTCTAAATTCAGGCAGTACACTTTCGTCTTCAAATTCTCCCTGTGAAACCTTTTCTGCGGTATTCATTACGGTACATCTACACCGCCAGCCATTCGGCGGATAGTAAGTTTTCCAAAATGGATCATCTATGGGCTTTACTATTCCGTTAAGTGCTTCATGCTCTGGACGAACCCTGCTGTCCCCTACGGTTCTATAAACAAGGTTGGGGTAATATTCTCTCTGTTCTTGAAATTTTGTCCATAAGTGAGACATTTGGGCTCCACGCTTGGCTGTTTGGTACTCGGCATTAAGATAATTTCTATTAAACTGAAAATTCATTTTCTGCAGGTCTTGCTTAAACTGATATTCGGGCTTAATTCTTCCGTTTTTATCTAAAATAAGGCTGTTTATCATTTCCAGTTCTGCCAAGGTCTTTGCAGAAGAAAACTGCCAAAGGTTCTTTTTAAATTTCTGGATAAGATTGTTAGGTTCTTTATAATCATAATCTACCCACTTTCTGCCAAATTCTTTTTTCACTGGTTGAGATATATCCTTGTAAATCTGCTCTATCAAATCAGGACTTAAATCAGAGGGGCTGAGTTCCTTGTTTTGTATCTTTGTACTTAACTCCTCTATGAGCTTAGTATAATCAGAAAGGTCAAGCGCAGAGGGTTCTGCATCACAGCACAAATCATGATAAGAAGCCTCCAGCCTGCGGAAGAAAGAACGCAGGTATAAAAACTTATTCGGATTTAATCGGTGTTTCATTGGTATTTTCTTTAATGCCTAAAATGGGAATGCCTGTTTTTTGCTGGATGTATTCAGGGTCGATATAAAAATGCTGACCAAATTTGGTTACCAAATCAGCTAATTTTGCTGAATCAAACACTTCTGCATTGTCCCATTCAAAATAATGGTTTTGGAGGGGAGCATATACAGGAGAAAGTTTTATCAGTCTTGGAATTAACTGCTGATTGATAAGGTTTTGTAAAAAAAGCTTGTCGCTCTCAAATCTGTCTTTTGCTAACTGGAACTGAATTTCTACCGAACCCACAAAGCCTTTTTCATCTGTCAGCCCTGTCCCTCCTAAAATTCTTTTGGACATTTCCGAATTGGCACGCTCTATCAGGTTGTCAAAAACAGCTTCTGCATTATTGGTAGTGACATTAGGAATTTCAAATTTTTCTGCTCCTCTTCCTATCATAAAATTAGCTGCCTTAAAGGATACAGCCATATCCCAAAGTTCCTGCCCTCGTTTTTCATCTTCTCTGTCGGTAGTAATGAATAATGGCGGTATACCATATTTCTCTACAAAATCCAGCCATGAACCCATTGCCAGTTTTTTAGCTAAAATAATAGGAGCCATCTGTGCAAGTATTCCTAAATCCCTGTCTTTTCCTACTTGAATATAAAAATTGGCATATTTCCCAGAGCGGTAGTCCCAGCCTGTTTCTTCTCCATTTTCTTTGGTAATGATTCCTTTTACTGTATTGAAATTAGATGATGGTATTTCGCTGATTTCTTCTAACTCTCCAGCTTCATTGGTAACAAAAATTTCTATAAGTTTTGTTCCCTCAAATTTAGACCAAAGAGCCGTAGCGATAAAATCTTCAAACCAAGTTCTTTGGAATAACCACGATAAATCCTCGTTTTCTTCTTTTTTATCATTAACAATCTTAAAGTTACTTCTTTGAGAGTGGAGAATACGGCTTTCAATCACCGAAACAAGATGATTGTCTAATTTCAAATTTTGGTAAAGCTGGTGTAGAAACAGCCGATTAGGGCTGTATTGATTTGTCGCCATAAGGACAGCTAATTTCCAGTCTTCCAAACTCTTTACCTGCATGGTTTCTGCGTTATGGGTAAGAGATGATGACAACGCTCCGCTTCGGGCATTTTTAATTGCTGCGGTTATTCTCAGCAGTCTTTCGTCTGCTCTTTTTAGAAAAAAGTTCTCCGCTTTTTTATATAAATTCTGTAACATTAGATGAAAAAGTTTTTGTTAGACAAATTGCCATGCATTAGTGAATCCTTAGGATTATTTGTGGATTCTTTGGGCTTTGACGGGAGGTCACTCAGTGTCATTCTGCCAGTATTGAGTTTTTCCAGCGTTTCCATTGCCCACTTGTAATCCTCCTGATAGCCGTTATTAACCTTACGATAAACATTTCTTCGGACTGCCTCGTAGATAATAATCTTAGTAATAATCTTATCCAAAACTCCGTTTTTTACGGGCGGTTCTGCAAATATTTTTGCCACATCATAGTAGCGGTACAGGTAAGTTTTTACAAGGCTTATGGTTTCTGTTTCTAAATTCTCTACGGCCTGTTCAAAGTCAGCTGTGGATTCTTTTATTGCTCTTTCAAAAGCATGAGTATAGAGATAATCAAGGGTTAAATATTTCATTATTAATAATTTAAAGTGTTTTGATAAGATGACTGTTTATTCTGAAAAAGGTTACCAGCGGTGGACACCTTTCATTTTTCCCATTCGGTAGGAAAAGGTTTTGCCTCCTGCTCCTACATAGGCCTCCAAGTCTTTTATAGTGGAAATCATGGCATCGGGAAAGTCATCATGCACCTTGTAATTAGGTTCTATTCCCTTAAGTTGAGCCAGTCCTATTTGGATGTCGTTTTTGTACTGAACTTTCTTGTTAAAGTAAATTCGGTTATTTTGGAAATAGGGTTGCATTGTGAGGATACGCTTATATTTATTTTGAGTAGGTAAATCTTTTTTAACAATATTGAGCCATACGCCTGTTTCTTTTTGAACTTCTTCTAAAATTCGTTTTAATTCATCATTCCAAAATTGGGATTCGTATTGCCAAAAAATTTCTACACTGGCAGGAAGCTCCTTTTGATAGTTGCACATCCATTGTATAGCTTCACGCATTTTGCTTTGTTTGCAATAACCATCTATAAGGTAAAAATCCCTGCCTTTTAGTCCCATTACCGAAATAGCATTGTAGTCACTGGTTGAGTTCCCGGCATAGGCTACATCCCAATGAGCTATAATCATTTCATAATGGTCTATGCGTGGGGGTGTTTCTACCCACTGAAACTGCTCGTCCTTGAAAATCACCCCTTCTACATGAGGAGAGTTGTTATATTCGGCATTCGCCGCCAAAGTTCCAATACCATCATCGCCTTCTACCAACTCACGGAAATAATCATCAGAATATTTACTTTTCCAAGTCGGCTCATAGGTTACAGGGTCATAAGCATTCACTTGATGCACTACCCATTTGGGATGTGCTTCCTGTAGCATTGTTTGTATCATTATCGGAGAAAATCGGTTATTGGCTTGAATAAATCGTTTATATTGCCCATCCATTGTAGGAATAAGGTCTCTATCTATCCAATCAGCAACAGCTTTTTGTCTCTTTGGGTTCTTATTAATGTCTTTGTCTTCCAAGTCATCAGCAACAATGTGTGAAGGTCTTTTGTTCTTTACTCTTAAACCTCTTACAGACTGCCCCATACCAAGAGCTTGACCAATAAAGCCTCCTTTGGTAATGAAAAATCCCTCTTCCCAGGTTCCTAGTTGTTTTTGTTCTCCAAAATCTGCTAAGATTCTTGGGTTGGCTTCAAATTCAGCTCGAAGGTCATCTAATAATTGCTGTGCTTTTTCTTCGGAATTACCAATAATCACTAAATAAATAGGCTCCCCACGAAGCCATAACCAGAAAGGAATAAAAATATCATTCCATACCGATTTGGCTAAGGCTCGCCCCCACTGACAAAAGCCTTTGAAATTGGGATTTTTAACCACTTTCTTTGCCCATTCTATCTGGAAGTCGGCACATTTAGCATCTGCATAGTGGGGAAAATACCGCTCCACCATTTTACTGATATCCTTTTTGCAAGCTTCTATATTATCAGCTCTTTCCTGCTTGGTTTCAAAGGCAAATTCAGACCCCGCCGAACGGGCAAAAGCTAATTTCTGTTTATAGCGTTCTAAGGCTAATTTATCTTTAATCTTCATAATGATACATAAAAATTGAGAAAATGAATTTTTGAGGAGTTTAAAGCTGTTTTAAAGAATGTTTTTACACCAATTTAGCTGCAACATCTTCTAAATGGTTTTCTTGAAAATCCAAAGTCTGCATATACAAAGGCTCATTAGACAGCCTAAGAGCTTCAAAGATGCGTTCCATTACCTCCATATAGATAGAAAGGGTTATTTTCCCTTCTTTATTAAGATTTTCTATTCTTTTATTCCATTTAGAAATAGCATCATCTATGGAGGCGGCTTCAGCTCTTAGAGTTTCTACTTTAACCCTTAGAATTGCTTTTTCTTCTTTAAGTTCTTCGTAATCGCCCAATTCCTCTAATTCTTCTAATTCCTTTCTAGCTTTAGTCTCATCTTTAATAAGCTGTATTCTTCTATCAGTTAAAGAGTCTACCACGAGCTGTGTTCTCTCTATTCTTTGGGGAGAACCATTAGCTTTAGCATCTCGTAGTTTTTTCCAATTACCATCCTTTATCCACCGCTGGACAGTCCGCAGGGTTACCCCTGTCTTGTGTGCTATTTCTTCGGGAGTTTTATTTTGGTTGGTATAAAGTTCTTTCGCTATTTTTTGTTCTGTTTCCTTTGACATATCCTTAAATCTTACTGCAAAATTGACAGATAAGCGTGTAGAAATAAATTCATTGTCCCAAATTAGTATGAAATTCTTACCAATTTGGTAAGAATTTCATACTAATTTGGTTTACCGTTTTTCATAGGGATTTTTGAAACTCCAATTTTGCCTCAGAAATCAATAACGACAGAAGTGAGAAAATCAAAATTCATTATAGAGGCATACGAAAATCATAATACCCAGTCAGTCAATATTAAAATTATAGGCTACATCGGGGGATATAGTAATGAGGCTTCTGACATTAGAACAATTGTAGACCATGCTATTAAGAATGGTATCAGAAAAGCCGATGTATTCATTTCTTCTGGGGGAGGCTCTACCATAGAAGCACAGGGAATGGTTTTAGAGCTTAAGAAATTTGACAGTGTCAATATTACTGTGGGAGCATTGGCAGCGAGTGCAGCAACTTATTTATTAACACAATTTCCCTCTTCTGCTTATCCCGAATCCCAGCTGATGATACACAAGCCTTCCATTGAGACTTACGGTACAGCGGATGAAATTAAAGCAGATTTAAAGCTTCTTGAAAATACCGAAAAAATATACAGAGAGGCCTATGCCAAAGCTTTTAACAAAACTGAAGAAGAAATAGATGAACTCTGGAAAAATGATTACTGGATGACTGCAAGAGAAGCTAAAGAATTGGGATTAATTCAAAACATCATTACTGCAGATATAGAGTGGAGCGAAGATGTTATAGACCAGTTATTAGCCTGTGGTGCTCCTAAAATTCCTCATGGACAATCAAAATTTAATCATAACAAAATGGACAAAAACAGAATTATTGCTACACTTGGTTTAGCAGCAGACAGCACAGATGAGCAGATTTATTCTGCTTTGGCTGAAACAAAAAGAAAAGCAGATGTAAGTGCTGACCTTACCAATAAATTAGGAGAGGTTCAAAAACAGAAAGTACAAACTTTGGTAAATGCAGCAATTGCAGATAAGAAAATAACAGCAGACCAAAAAGCAACCTATGAAAATTTGGCAACAGCTGATTATGATGCAACAGAAGCCGCTCTAAATGCAATGCCAAAAATAGAAGCGCTTAGTGGAAAAATAAAAAATCCTGCATCTTTTGAGTCTGTTCAAGACAAAGAAAAATGGACTTATGAAGATTGGTTAGAACAAGCTCCAGAAGCCTTTGAAGAGTTAATGAAAAAAGACAAAGCAAAAGCAATGGCTATTTTCAATAACAGAAGAAAATAAATGATGGTAAAAACGATTAAAATAGTACGAAATGGGTAAAACAACATCAAACTTAGCATTAAAAAATGAACTTGCAGAAAGTGAGTTAATTAAAAATTTTAGACACGATAATACTTGGCTTCAGGAACTTACGCCAAAGCCTCAATGGGTAAACAATAACACTATTAAAATTCCTAAAAGAGGCTTGGCTCCAAAGGTACTTATCAATAACCAGGTATATCCTATCCAATCTAACAAGAGAGAAGATGGACATGTTATCATTGCTCTCAATATGTATGATACAGAGAACACTACCGTAACCGATGAAGAACTACATGCTCTTCCTTATGATAAACTTGGAGATGTCCAGCAACAGCACCGGGAAGAATTAGAGGATAAAACAGCCGAACACGCTCTTTATTCTATTGCTCCAGATAATACAACAACAACACCTGTACTTAAAACCACCGGAGAAGATGACGGAACAGGAAGAAAAAGGCTGACAGCAAAAGATTTAATCAATCTAAAAAAGGCTTTGGATAAACTTTTAGTTCCTAAGCAGGGGCGTGTACTTGTGCTTTGTCCAGACCATGTGGCTGACCTTCTGATAGAAGATTTATCTTTCAAACAAAGATACCAAGATGCCAATGGAGGTAAGATTGCGAATTCCTATTACGGATTTGAAATCTATGAGTCTACTTATGCTCCAAAATATGATAAAACGACTCTTTCTAGAAAGCCTTTTGGGTCAGCAGATGCTACAAGTGTAGAGGCCTCTGTAGTACTTCATAAGAAAAATACAGTGAAAGCTCCTGGAACAGTTACAAGATATGCAAGAGCAGCAGCAGATAATCCAGAAAGGAGAGAAAACACCATCGGATTTAGAATATACTGGATAGCAGTAGCAATCAAAGATGAAGGAGCTGCAGCTATTATAAGCGGTTAAATGTAAATCATAAACAACAATGAGAGAAATAAAGTATTTAGCCGTGCATTGTACGGCAACGCCACAGACGACATCTGTAGAGAGCATTAAGCATTATTGGAAAGCTCATTTAGGCTGGAAGATGCCCGGCTATCACTTTATTATAAAACCTAATGGAGAGGTAGTCCAGCTCTTGGAGATAGAGAAAGTGTCCAATGGAGTCAAGGGATTTAATTCGGTTAGTATTAACATCTCCTACATTGGAGGTGTGGACAGCCAAAACAAACCTATTGACAACCGGACGGAGAACCAAAAAAAGGCACTGCTTGATTTACTCAAAAAGTTAAAAAAGCAGTTTCCAAGGGCAATTATTCAAGGGCACAGGGATTTTCCAGAGGTGAAAAAAGCTTGCCCAAGTTTTAATGCAAAAACAGAATACAAACACTTATAATTTACAGCAATGAGAAATGCATATTTAAAAATCATATCTATCTGTTTAGCGTTGGTTTTTGCGGTTTCCTGCGGAAGCAGGAAGCCTGCGGAACCGCTAATTATAGAGAATACAAAAACACTTGAAAAAGAAGTAGTGGTAAGAGACACAATAGTTTTAACCCCTAAGGATAGTGTAAGAACTATTGTAAAAATTGACTGTCCAGAAGGTGGAAAACCTAAAATTCAGACATTGGTACAAGGGAAGAAAGGGAAAATTTTACAGCCTCCAAAACTTACCCTGCAGGGAAACCAGCTTACTATTGATTGTAAAGCAGAAGCTGAGAAATTAGCCCTCAAACTATATGATAAGTATGTAAAAGAGCATGAAACCAAAACGAATGTGCAATATATAGAAAAGCCCTTTAAGTGGTATCATTCAGCCCTTATGTATTTTGGAGGACTCAGTCTATTGCTATTTATCATTATCGGAATTGCTCCATTATTTATTAAATCTAAAATCTAATTAAAATGTCAAAGTCACTATTAACAACCACAGAGTTAGAAGCAGTAGCAGTGCAGTTTTTTGAAGATTATCCTAATCATCAAGATGTATATGTTACAGAAGACGGACAGTCTTTTTTTGAAGAAAATAGAGCCATTATGCATGCTGATGACAAGGGACTTACCTATAAAAGATATGTAAGAAGTTTTGATGAAGCATCTGCAGAACCTAAGCAGGAAAATACTCCTACATCAGATTCTCCAGAATATAGAGGGGCAGACCCTTCAGAAGAAAAAGCAAAGTATGAAGCTAAAGTAAAAGAGCTTCAAGAATTAGAGTTAGACTCTAAAAATTATACACAATTGAAAGATTTAGTGCAGTATTTTGGATTGGAAACAGAAAACATGAAAGCTCCAACGCTTATTAAAGCACTTAATGAATTTAAACAAAAACTTTCTGAATAATGGGAAATTTACAAGGAACACAAATTAATAAAATAGATGGAGGTTTAGGTAGACAAACCGAAACTAATGACAGTGTTGTACTGTTAGTGGGGGCAGTACCTGTAGGGTCGGCTTCTATTGCCCACAATAAAGCTGTAAAGCTTATACAGACAAAAGATGCAGAGAACTTGAAAATTAACGAAAGTTACGATGCAAACAATAAAGTGCTTGCTCATTATCACATTTCGGAAGTTTTCCGTTTATCTCCCAATGCAACTGTGATTTTCCTGCCAGTAGCACCTAATTCGGGGATAACCTCTGTAACTGATAAAGTATTACAAACCATTAAGGAAAATCCAGAAATCAAAGGTGTAGGATATTTCGGATTTACAGATAACCTGAAGGAAGTAGCAGGACTAGTGGACAGTCTGCAGATTTCACTGGTAAATGAGCTAAAAAAAGATGGTATTCTTATAGACTTTGTTTTATTAGAGGGCGGAAATGCTACTGGACTGGATTCTCTCAATGAATACCCAAATCTAAGAGAAAAGAACGCTGAAAACATTTCTGTAATCATCGGCCAAGATGCCTATATAGCAGGATTAGAAACAGAAAATGCAAGGCATGGCGCTATTGGTTCAGCCTTAGGAATGCTTTGTGTAAGACAGGTTTCAGAAAATATCGGTTCAACGGATATTCTCAACAAGCCTGACGATAAGAAGGGGCGTTCGTTTTATTCTTTAACCGAATCAGGGTTAAAAAGATTTGTAACAGCTTCTTTGTCCACTGGGCAAAAAATATCAGAACTAACTAATGAACAGATAAAAAGTTTAGTAGCAAAAGGTTACATTTTTGTTGGTCCTTACATCGGGGCTTCTGGTATGTATTTTTCTGGTTCGGCAACCTGCTGCACCAAGACCAGTGATTATGCTTATATAGAAAATAACAGGGTTTGGAATAAAGCAGCAAGGCTTATCCGTGAAGCTCTGGCACCATTTCTAAAAGGAAAGGTAAAGAAAGACCCCTCAACAGGATACATCAAAGCAACAACAATTGCTCATTGGGAGCGTGTCTGTGCTAAGGCTTCTATTGAGAGAATGGAGGCGGAAAATGACATCAGCGGAGGAGAAATTTATATCAGTGAAAAACAGTCTCCAACAGAAGATGTACCGCTTAAAATCTCAGTAAAAATTGTAGTAGATGATATTGTTCATTCTTTCAATGTAGATTTAAGTCTAACAAATAAACTTTAATAAAAATGGCAAAAACAAAAATATCAAACTATCTCGGAAAACTGACAGGCTGGAACAATACTACTGTAAATATCATGGGGCGTGATGTTGTTGGCATTGAAGAAATAGAATACAATGATAACACAAAAAAAGAGAACGCCTATGGAGCTGGCGGAATGCCCATAGGATGGACGGAGGGAAACTATGAAGCTAAATTGTCTTTTTCTCTTTATGTGGAAGAGGAACAAGCCATACAAAGAACCCTTCCTCCTGGAAGCCGTCTGCAGGATATAGCTCCTTTTGACATCAATGTCCAATATGTAAACCCTCAAACAGGGATTATTACAATGGATATTATACACAATGCCCAATTTACAGGAAGAACAAAATCTGTGAAAAATAACGAAGGTAAAATGGTACACAAGCATGAAATGCTTATCAGTCATATTACTTGGGGAAATGTTTAAAATAAATTTATAACAGCTTTAAAACAACTTTAAAATGAATAATCAAAAACCAGCTTTCTCTGAAAGTGTTGTAGAAGATTTCAAAGTAAAATATCCTCACGGACTTAGAATTATAGAAATCTATCCAGAAGAAGACTCTGTAGAACCATTGAAATATTTAGTAAAAAAGCCGAGCAAGGCTCTCGTATATCTTCTTTCCAGCAAAGAGTATGAAAATGATATACAAGCCTCTTCTGATGCTATGATAGCCAACTGTGTTCTTGCTGGAGACTTGGATATATTGGAGCAAGATGCAAGTATATTTACAGAGCTTACATCCCGAATCGGGGACTTGATGAAGGGAGCAAGAAGTGAGTTAAAAAAAGTATAGAGTCGTCTATTCTTAATACAGATGATGACGACAATTCTTTAAAAAAAATTAATGCTGTTATTCGGGGGAAGTTAGGAGTAAATCCTTCTGAAATTAAAGATGTAGAAGAATGGATAGAGGCATATAGTCAAGCGGACTATCTCATGAAAATAGAGAGGATGACAATGTATTCAGCAGTCAAACAAGCTGTGGGAGAAATTGTCCACGAGATGTTTAAGAAAGAGGACGACGAGATTTAAATACAGAATAATCTTCTGATTTTTTCTCCTCTTTACTCTCTTCTCTGTAACCAGTGAGGTTTTTTGTCAAAACAGAGGCTGTGTTTAAAACATGGTAAAGCACTTTTAATAGTATATAACCCACCAAAAGAATAAAACCAATAAAATAGAATAATCCTTCCATCACAACTAATTTTATACGAAGATAAACAAAAATGAGTAATCATACAACAACTTGGACGCTAAATTTTAATTCCAATTCTATAATAAAGGGAATGGATAAGGTGAAATCTGCGGTTAAGAGTACAACAGAGTTGTTTTCCAAGCTGGGAGATTGTATAAAAAGAGTGAGTGCTATTGACCTGTTGGCGATAGATAATTCCATGCAGAATATTAAAAATGGTCTGCAGGGAATTACCGATTCAGCAGTAAAAAATGAAAGTGCATTAGCGGAAGTTTCAGCTATTACAGGGGCTGTTGGGGAAGATTTAGAAAAACTTAATACAAAAGCTAAAAATCTTACCAGAACTTTTGGAGAGGATGTAAATACCAATCTGGAGGCCTTCAAAACTATTCTTTCTCGTTTGGGTCCAGATATAGGAAGCAGTGATAAGGCAATGGAAGCATTGGGAGAATCTGTTAATGTACTCTCTAAAACCATGGAAGGAGATATTAAAGGAGCTACTGATGCTATCACAACTTCAATGCTTCAGTTTCAAGTGGATTTGTCTAATCCTATCAAGGCTGCAGATGAATCCCGTAGAATGATAAATGTCATGGCTGCTGGAGCAAAAGAAGGTGCAGCGGAAATCCCTCAAATATCGGAATCACTGGTACAGGCTGGGGTTTCAGCTAAACTGGCAAATCTCTCTTTTGAAGAAACCAATGCTGCAATACAGGCAATGGCAGAAGGTGGAAAATATGGTTCTGAAGCAGGTGTAGCTATCCGAAATGTTATCACTAATATGTCCGCTCAAACCAAGCTGAGCACTGATGCTATTAAGATATTACAAGCTTATGGAGTAAACACAAAGAAGATGGCAGATACCCATACTTCTTGGGCGGATAGATTAAGGGAGCTAAAACCTATACAGCATGATATTAACGCACTTACAGAAGTGTTTGGGCGTGAGAATGCTGCAGCAGCACAAATTCTAATTCGTTCCGCTGATTCGCAAGAAGAACTAGCGCAAAAGATTACAGGCACCAATGTAGCCTATGAACAAGCTGCGGTTATTATGGACACTTCTGCGGAGAAAGAAAAACGCCGTAACCAGCGTTGGAATCTTTTCTATATCGCAGTGGGAAATGTAACCAAACATATTCAGCCCTTTGTTAATGCAATGGCAACTTCTGTAAGTGTCATGGCTAACATGAGAAACGCAATGGAGGGGATTAAGATTGTGGGGAAAGCTGTTAATACCATTTTAGGAATTGAAACCATTTTAAACTGGATTAACACTAAGATAATCAAGAACCTGACCAGAGAAAAACTCCAACTGATGCTGATAAGCAATAGGTTAAAACTTTCTTTTCTATGGGCAGCAGTGAGTTCTGGCGGATTGTCTCTTGCTTTAAGGGTTCTTAAAAAATCCATACAAGGGGTTTCTGCTGCAATAAAGTCTATCCCTATCATTGGTTGGATATTAGCCGCAATTGCCGCACTCATTGCACTATTCGATTGGCTTTGGGATAATGTAGAAGGATTTAGAGCTTTCTGCTATGGAATTTGGGAAGTAGTCAAACTTCATTTTGGCTGGATGTGGAGCTTTATAAAGGTTATCATAAATAACATTGTAGGATATTTCAAATGGCTTTGGCAGATGGCAAAAATGGTCTTTGATATGATTAAAAATGTAATCTCTTCTGCATGGAACTGGGTTGCTGAGAAATTCAGATGGGCATGGACCACTTTACAAAATATATCGCTAAATATTTGGAACTCTTTAAAAAGTATATTTTCTCCTGTTTCAGGTTTTTTTAAAGATATTTTCGGAGGAGTATGGGATTTCGTTTCGGATGTTTTTAATAAAATCTTGCAAAAAGTCAAAAGCTTTTTAGGCTTCTTAAAACCTGTGATAGATGGAGTAAAAGCCGTTTGGGATAAGGCAAAAGGAGTTTTTGGAAGAGTAAAAGATGCCTATAAAAGAGGAGAAGAGAAAGGAAGAGAAAGCTTTAGAAAAGACCAAGAAGAGGAAGGAATTGGAAATATTAAAAATGATATAGATAAAGTTATAAAGGGGACTGCAGATATTCAACTAAATCCTTCTGATTCTGCTTCTGCACCTACAAAAACAATAGACTATGATAAGCTTTTTGCTAAAAAAGAAAAAGAGAAAAAAGGTAAAAAAGGGAAGGTAGCAGCAGGAGATGAAGACGGCATTAGTATGTCGGGTTCCAAAGGAAACAGGACAATGAATGTAACTGTAACAATTAACAATCATTTCAGCGGCAAAACAAGGAGTGACAACTTTGCAGATAAAATTGTAGGACAAATTACAGACAGGCTCAGAGATGGACTAGTAGCATTAGACTAATTATGAAAGATATTTTACTTGATGAGAATAATGACATTAAAACCCTTAATGGTGATTTTGATACCCACGAAAGTGAAATGCAGGAAGTAGCCCTAATTCTGCAGTCTGTTCAGGGAGAATGGAAACAAAGCCCCCTGCTCGGTCCTAATCTTTATCAGTTTATAAAAGGAAAAACAGATAAGGTCGCAGTGGAAAGAGAAATGAGAATACACCTTGCATTGGATGAAAAAGACTTTGAGAATCTAAAAACCAAAATAGAAACACAGATAAAAAATGACGGATAAGGAAATTTTAGGAATAGACAATCGTGTAGTATTAGGGCAGTTATTCAAACTTGCTTTTGGAACAACTCCTATCTATATGCCATTTCCTATCGGAAAACCTCAAGAAGTAGATATGTCGGGTTATAAAGCTGAATTAAAAGAAGAACCTATTTATAAAGATGTAGTAAGGCAGAGTATCTATGGAACACCTGTTGTTTTTCCAATCATGTTTCGTGGAGGAACTTTTAAAAAATATGATGACAAAGGGAAAATAATCGATTTTAGTATGTCTGATTTCTGGCTTCCAGATGCAACCATGGTGGATTTCAGCAGAGCAAAGAATATTATAAAAACCAATGTTTTAGGCTCTAATGGAACAGTCAAAGAGATATATGGATTTGATGACTGGAATATAAGAATAAGAGCACTTTGTATAAAAGGTAGAGATATGACCGCCAGAGATTTTGAAAAACACCTTACAGAATGGTTTCAAATAACAGGAAGTATTGGAGTTCAAGGCTCTTTATTCTTGGAAAAAGGAATTACAAGTATCGTGCTGGAAGATATGGATATTAAGAGCATAACAGGTTCACCTGATGTTATCCCTATTGAATTTCAAGCGGTAAGTGACGAAGCAATAGAATTGCAAATAACAAAAAGATAGAGCGATGACCTTTACAATGAATGCAGAAATCAGATTTTTAAAAAATGACCGAAGAGAGAGCTTTTCTATATTTCAGATTTCTTCTTGTGAAATTGAACTATCGTGGAAAAATATCTGTGGAAAAGCAGAAATTATACTTCCTAGAAATGTAAAGGATTTTGATAGACAAAAGGTAAAAGATGTCTTTCAGAGAGGAGATAAAGTAGAAATTTATCTGGGTTATGATGGAGATTTAAAGTTAGAGTTTAGTGGTTATATAGACCAAGTTTCAGCTGATATTCCCATTAATATAAAACTAGAAGATGAGATGTGGAAACTCAAACAGATACCTGTTAATTTCTCCTCTCCTAACATCAGTTTAAAAGGTTTTTTTGAAAAAGTTGTAAAAGACTATCCCTTAGATATTGATGCTCATATTTCACTTGGAGCAGTAAGATTTACAAAGGTAACTCTTGGGGAAGTGCTTAACAAACTGCAGAGTGACATGAACATTTATACTTTTATCAGAAATGGAAAACTTTCAGTTGCAAAACCCTATTCTGATGTAAAGGATGATAAAGGAGTTTTTGAAGAATTTGATTTAGAGAGAAATTGTGTCAGCAATGATTTGAATTACATCTCCGCAGAAAGCAGATTAGTGAAAATCATTGGACAAACCGCACAAAATGTGGCGAAAGCGGTAAAAGCAAAGGAAAAAGATAAAAAATTAAAATTTGAATATGGAGACAATAATGCCAACGAAACCATTAACTGGACTTTTAATGTAAAGACCAAGAAAGAATTAGAAGAGGCCGTAAAAGACCTTTATAAAAAGAAGAAAAAAGACGGTTTTGATGGTTCATTTACCACTTTTGGTATTCCAAGTGTCCAGCATGGGCAGAAAGTAAAACTAACATCTTCTCTATATGAAGACAGACAGGGAACTTATTACATAGATAGTGTAAAAAAGACTTTTAGAAAAGACAGTGGCTACAGGCAGGAAATAGGATTAGGATTTAAAGCATTTTAAATATGGCTGCAGATAAATTAAAACAAACCCTTTCAGAGAAAATCAAATCTTTTGTTCCTATTCAGACTGTTTGGGCAGAAGTTCTGGAAGTGGATTGGGAAAATAAGATAATGACGGCAAAAGGAATAGATGATGAAGAACCTTATTACAATATTCTATTAGGGTTAGACCATGTCTCTGTGAAGCCTAAAATAGATTCTGCATGTCTTATCGGAATGATAGATAATAACCCTACTACACCTTTCTTAATCTGGGCGGATGAAGTAGAAGAATATCATGTAAAAGTAAAGAATACCGAATTTAAAATAAAGGAAGGTTTCCTACTCAAAAAAGAAAACGAAACATTGGCAAAGCTGATGACAGACCTATTACAGGAAATCCAGAAGATGAAATTTTTAACAGTTTCGGGAGGTCCTACAACACGACTTATCAACCAGCCGAAATTTAAGGAAATAGAAAACAGGTTTAAAGAGCTTTTAAAAGAAAATTAAAATGGCATTAAATAAAGATAGATTAAAGGAAAAAATTAAAAAAGCATGGATGTCAGAAGCTGAAAATGAGGATGGAGAGGATTTTTTGGATAAAGTATGCGAAAGAATAGCTTCTGCCGTAATAGAGGAAATAAAACAGGTTAGCATTACAGCGACTTGCACTCACGGACCTGTAAATATTCAAAAAGTAGAATAATGACAACCATCATATTACACAATCAAAGTCTTTTAGATTTGGCGGTTCAGCACACAGGAGCAGTAGAAAACACCTTTGCGATTGCTGTTGCCAACGGGCTGAGCCTGACTGATGATTTACCCGCAGGGACTGAAATTCAGCTTCCAGACAATGTAAATAAAGACAGCGATGTACTGAATTATTACACCGCAAAAAGGCTTCAACCAGCCACAGCAGTAATAATGCTTTCAGAGGCGGAAAGATTAGAAGGTATCGGATATTGGGTTATTCAAACAGATTTTAAAGTAAGTTAAAAAATGGCAAGAAGTATAGAGCAAATAAACAACGAAATCATCAAGGCGAAGGAATCAGAGCCAGCTCTTGCAGGGCTGACATCGACCAGCAAGGTGGCAATATGGAGGCTTTGGGCGTACATCACAGCATTTGTGATTTACACGCTGGAGTTAATTTTTGACCAGCACAAAGCGGAGGTTTTAGATGCCTTAACTCAACTAAAGCCACACACGGCACGCTGGTACAGAAACAAGGCGTTAGCCTTTCAGTATGGTTTTGACCTCATTCCGGACACGGATAAATTCAATAATCAAGGATTTACTGAAGACCAGATTTCTGCATCTAAAATCGTAAAATTTTCAGCAGTAACAGAAGCAGATACAGAGAGCCGATTGATTGTCAAGATTGCAACCGAACAGGGCGGAGAACTTCAGCCCATCAGTTTGGGACAAAAAGCCTCTTTTGATGCTTACATGAACGAGATAAAAGATGCAGGGGTAAGAATTACTGTCATCAACTACCTGCCTGATGTTCTCAAATTACAGATGAAAATCTACCGAGACCCTTTGGTTTTGGATGAAAATGGGCAAAGTATTGTAACAGGTAAAAAGCCGGTAGAAGATGCCATTAAAGAGTATTTGAAGAATTTACCATTTGACGGAGAATTAGTCCTTGCACACTTGGTGGATGCTCTCCAGCAGATAGAGGGCGTGAGGATTCCGCACATTATCCTCGCTGAAAGTAAGTGGATAGATGCAGGAGTGAATGATTACGGCGGTTATGAGACCATAGAGGTTAAGAAAATCCCTGTTTCGGGATATTTCAAAATTGAAAACTTTAACAACATTGAATATGTGGTTTAATTTAGATATTCCAAAGCTCACGAGCTTACTTACTCCTACTTTCCTCCGCAAGGAAAAACTCTCGGCATGGCTTCGGGTGCTTCATTATCCTTTGATAAAGATAGCCGATGATTTTAATGTAAACCGAAATGCTAACCTCTACAATCTCGCTCACAATGGACAGGTGTGCTACCTCCGTGCGGCACTCAACGATAAGTTTGACATCAGTCAAAGGCGGATAAAGATAACTGACGGGAACAGGTTTCAACGGCAGTATATCTATACCAGGGGAGAGCAAAAACCGAAGTTTTTGGGTAGAATTTATCTCTATGAAAGAGCTGATTATGGCGATACGGGAGTAGATTTTATCGTGCTGGTTCCGAGAGGATTGCAGTATAATGAATTTGAGATGAAATACTTAATAGATTTTTATAAACTGGCTTCAAAACGCTATAAAATACAAGAATATTAACATGAATATAGTAAGATACAAACAAACAGGAGGGTTTCCGCTGGATACCAATAATCTGGATTTTCTGCAAAGTTCTTTCCATATCCTTAACACGCTTGGGAATTTGGCTGGTGATATGGTAATTATTTCGGGGTGTGAAATCACGGGGAACACGGTAAGCAACGGAGTGGTCTATGTGAATAAAGAAGTATTGGAGTTTAGAGGCGGAAGTCTTTCTGCTAATGTCTTTATCAAAGAAGAGGCAGTATCAGGAACTTTTGAAGATGGATCATTTAAACCTATTGAGATTACACGATATGTAACATTCGGAAGTTCCACGCCAGAGAAAACCTTTAAATGGGAAGATTTTAAGCGGGTGGATAATCTGATACAACAAGGAGTAAAGAATGCTGATTTTGAGAAAAGAATTAAAGCGCTGGAAAACAAGAAAAGCCCTGTGCCTATTGGCTTAATTGCTATCTGGGGGAAACCAGCCAGCGAACCTATACCAGAGGGCTGGAAAGAATGCACCGACCTTAGGGGAAGAATGCCATTAGGCTGGAATCCAGATGATACTGATTTTAGCGAATTGCTTAAAAATGATGGAGAAAAGACTCATCAACTGACCATTGCAGAAATGCCTGCTCATAGTCATTCAGGAAAAACATTGACACCATCAGAAGCGGTCGGTATTCATTGGGATGGACACGATGGTATAGGATTTAGACCAGGAAGTGCCAACAATTCTCCTGGTGACACAGGACTTACAGGAGGCAATCAGCCTCACAACAATATGCCTCCTTACAGAATTATTAAGTTCATTGAGTTTGTAGGATTTGAATAATAAAAAAAACATTACTATGGCAAAAACAGCGATAAATATAATAAAAAAATGGTTTAAAACAGGTTCAAAGCCTACACAAGACCAATTTTGGAGTTGGCAGGATTCCTATTGGCACAAAGATGAGATAATACCGCAGGAAAACATTCAGAACCTTAGCACCACGCTCTCAAGTAAGGCAGATGCTGACCAATTAGCCAATAAAGCTAACGCAGATGCTTCTGGTATGACTGATTTACAAGCTCAAGCGTGGGCTACATTATTAAAACCGCACCTACCAACTAGTAGCACATACACCAAAACTGAGATTAACGAAAAGTTAGGTAAAATAACTTTTAGAACTATCGTAGATGATAATGGAAGCACTTATGTGCCTCAGCCTATCTCATTTTTACAACTGGGTTCAGACCCAAATTCTAATATAGGTAGTCCAAATGGAGAGATTGGAATGCTTAATTGGAACATGTATTGGGGTAACTACAATAAGGGTAATACAGGTAGGTTTAACCTGCTGTTGGGAGTTAATAACTCTACTTCTAATGATGGTTCAAATAACACTATTTTAGGTCACTATGCATTTAATTTGAGTAAGAAAGGTAACGATAATGTTATCATAGGTATGAATGCTGCACCTAAATTATTAGCAGGTTACAGCTTAACCCTATTAGGAGCAGGAGCAGGAGGAAACCTCAGCAATGAAGATAGAACCTTAGATGACCTTAAACAGATTTCTCCTGTTTTTGAGGAATATATTACAGGTAGAATAGGGTTAGGGGAATCATTCGGATATGACAAGAAAACAGGTAGATTAAGTAGCTCTAACTCAGTATATGTAGGTTACAATGTAGGTAATGTGTTCAATGGAAATACAGCAGGAGCAACTACAACTATTGGGTCTATTTGGATTGGTTCTAATGCAGGAGGAGGTGTTCAATATAGAGACTATAACAATATTGTAATAGGTAACTTCTTCTGGGCTCATGGACACCTAAGGTTCTATAATTCTGTGGTATTAGGTAACCACATAGATATTAAAGGTAATAAGGATAATATTTTAGCTATCCATAACTCAGCTACTAAGAGATGTGAAGTCACAAATGCCTTAATCTATGGAGAGTTTGACAACAGAAAGCTGGTAATCAATGGTAGCCTTACTTTGAATGTTAAGTATGTTCAAGAAGAGACTAATATGGATACAGCTAAAGCGTTAGTCATAGGCACAGATGGTTTAATCAAAAGTATGCCTTTAAGCAGTATGATAGGTAGTGGGACACCTACACCTGTTCCGAATGCTGTGAATAAGTTGGCAGGTATGAAAATATCCGTAATTGGAGATAGCATTTCTAATTTTGGAGAAACCTCAACGGAGTATAAGACTGCAACAGGATACAGCTTTGATGATACTTGGGTAGGTCAGCTACTTTCTATGACAGGCGGTATCAAGGGAACTATTGATGCAAGGTCTGGCTCACTTGTTCAAGGAAACAATGACCCTCACGCATTTGCTTTGAAAAGAACAAGAGTAGTATCTCAAGATAGTGATTACATCTTCATCTTGATGGGAGCTAATGACCAAAGATTGGAGCATCATCCTACTACACCAAGACCACTCGGAGAGGTTAAACCTAAAGGTAGTTTAGGGTCTATAACAGACACCTCAAACCCTAACTTCAACACCTTTACAGGGGCGTATCAGTTAGCTTTAGAGGATATGTTAGGACACTACAAGAAGTCTAAGATTGTATTGCTCACACCTCTTAAATCATTTAATGAAAATTCAAATGATGACACCAATAAGGGTTCAGATAGGTTTGCAGAACGAGTGATAGAATTGGCTAAATTCTATGGAGTTAGATGGATTGACACAAGAGAAACAGGATTTAACAACTACAATCACGATGTATTTTACATTGATGGTCTGCACCCTAACAAAGCAGGGCATAAAATCTTAGCTCAACTTGTAGTAGATAAGATATTAGAGTTTGGAGTTGTAAACGGAAGCGGTGGAGGAACTAACGGATACACCAAAGCAGAAGTAGACACTAAATTGAATGACCTTACTATCGGAGTAGGAAACTTAGCGAGAAATTCAGCTGCACCTATGTTTAGCCCTAACTCAGAGGGAACAGGTAACGCACAAGTTATATCTGATAGAACAGGCTATTTTGTTAGATATACACCAGCTTCTGGAAAGAGTGTTGGAGTTTATGGATTTAACATGAATGCTGAGGAGGGTATCCCAAATACAAATAAAGGTGGGTATACTATTTCAATGGATTTCAGACACGCTCATACAGAAAATGTTACTATCTGGGGTCAATCCGTACCACCTAATACTTGGGTAAGAGTAAAAAGAGAGGGCTGGACTAACGAGACTGATTGGGTAGGATTTAACATACCTGTGCCTAATTTAGCAGTTGATGTTAGATATTATAAGATTGAGAGAGGAACTAAGGCAACGGATTGGACACCTCACATATCCGAGTTGAAATTAGGAGTTTCAGAGCATATGATAGACAACTTCTTCTATTGGTCTGATGCTCTAAGTATATCCAGAAAAGGAGCAACAGGAGATGAGCTGAACACTGTTCTAATTAGAAAGATACCGAATATAGATAACATTATAGAGGTGCAGGAGCTTACTATAATCTATAATAATGGAACTTTCTTTAGGGCAACTAATCCAAATAGTCAGTTAATCACACATAATGGAGTTAAGCACTTCGCTATGCCAGAGTTAGCACCTGCTTTGACAGCCAAAGGAGGTATCAAAAAAGTTTATATTAAAGCTTTATTGAAATAGTACTTAAAAGATTGAAAAATAAAAAATTATGATTATAGATTACTTAGAAGGAGATTATAAAACACTTATAACCACTTTGTTTGTGGTGTGTTTTACTTGGATTGTGGTTATTGTAGCAATGCTCATTGACCTTTATTTCGGCGTAAAAAAAGCCAAAGAATTAGGAGAAGCAACCAGTTCAGAGGGGTTCAGAAGAACCATCAACAAAGCAACCTATTATTTTGCTTTGATGGGCTTTGCTTTCCTGTTTGACATCTTTGATGTGATAACGCCCTATTTCTTTCCTCATCCGCTCGGAAGTGTGCCATTTGTGAGTATTTTCGTGGCGTTAGGGCTTGTATTTACGGAAGCAAAATCAGTAAGAGAAAAAGCCGAAGACAAAGCCCGAAGACGAACCGATGAGAGCTTCAGAAAGATGCTGGAGCTTATGCAGAACAGAGAAGATGTGATGAGAGAAATAGCAGACCATCTCAAAAAAGAAAGACAGAAACAAGAAAAATAAAAATCCTTTGGAGGATAGGGATTAAAAAAATGTCCTCCGCTTTAAAAAGTAGTTCCCCAACTATAAATTTTAAACATGAGCACAAGGCTACGGAGGACAATAAGTCTTCTGTTGCCTTGTGCTTTTATATAGTTGGGGAATGCAAATATAGAAACTAATAACGACAAATAAAACTAATAACTATGAAAAACAAATATTATCAAATTTTAGAGAAAATCTTAAAAAAGGGCAAAGTTCAGAATAACAAGAAAGGGAATATTAAGTATCTCTTGGATGAACAGTTAAAACTCTACCCATCGGATTTGTTGGAGATTTTTGAGGGGCACACAATCGCTAGAAACAAACTAAAAACAGAGCTTCAACTTTTCCAGAACGGAGAAAGATTAACCGAAAAATACAGAGAAGCAGGTATCAGTTGGTGGGATTACTGCGGACCTATGCTGGTAAATTCTTATCCAACTTACTTTGAGCAGCTGCCGTCTCTCATTGCAAAAATCAACAAAGAAAAGCGCAACAGCAAGAACTATGTGCTGTTTTTAGGCAGGAATGATGCAGAGACCAACCAACAGCCCTGTTTATCATTGATTCAGTTTCAAATAGATAATGGTAAGTTGGTAATATCGGCTTATCAGCGTTCCAGTGATGCCTCATTAGGGCTTCCTGCTGACCTTTACCACTTGTATTTAATCAGCAGACAGATTGATTTGCCTTTGAAATCTATTACACTAACACTCGGAAATGTGCATATTTACGAGAATAACATAGACAGTACCAAGAGGCTGTTAAAGGGTAAAAAAGTGTCGTTTGAATTGAATGTGTAATCAATTAAGCATGTTCCAAACTGTCAAAATGATTACAGGATAAAATACCCCAAAATAACACATACAAATATAGTAATATTATTTGAATTGTGCAATAAAAAACACTCTTTAAATCATCTTTAAAGAGTGTTTAAATTTTGTTATTTTTGACCGATTTTTTCCAGCCAGAAATTGGAAACCATACCTAATTTTTTTTGCACATTTGGTTTTGCCGATTATAATGAAGAGTTTTATTTAGAAATTCCTAAACACAAAATCAAAGAAAAAATTAAAATTAATGA